AGTTGACAAACTAATTGCACCTGTTGAACGTGTAATTGTTAAAGGAGTATCAATCAAAGCACCTGCGTCTGAATATCTTCTAATAAATAAATCCATTCCTGCATTTGAACCTGATTCTGTACCTGAAACTTCAATGTTAAATCTTGAACTATTATCTGAACGAAATGAAACGCTTTTTGCAACAGAAACGTTTGCGTCTAAGTTAGCAATTAAAGCTGAAGCACCGCCGTCAATATGTAATTTTGTTAATGGATTCGCAATACCAACTCCAATTTCGCCTGTTGGAAGAACTGTAAACAATTCGCTTGTCGCTGCTTCGTTGTAAATTCTGAATCTATGATCTGATTGAACGTTACCAATTGACCATTTGTTAGAACCCGCACTTGCAAAACCTAAAAATGCGTTGTTAGTTGAAGTTCCGTTTAAACGTCCAATAATGCCTGAACCGAAAACGTCCAAAGCAGTTGTTGGCGAATTAGTATTAATTCCTAATCTGTTGTTAGTATCATCAAAAAATAAGTTTGCGTTGTCTTGCGTTAAAGCACCTGAAGCACCAATAAAAGGTACTGAACCTTGCGTTAATGCAGTCGTAATTGTAAGCGTTGCAACTGAACCAACCAAACTAATCGTCCCGTCAAATCCGTTCGCGTCGTTAAACACCAAAGAAGATACAACGTTAGGCGACAATTCAACGTAAGCGCTTGTACCTGTATTCCAACGATACAAAATATTAGTATCTAAGGCAATATAAATTGTGTCAGCCGTACCAACCAAAGGAAATGCGGACAATGAAGCGTATTCTTCAACTGTACCTGTAAACAAAGACGCCATTTGTGAAAGCGTAATTTTCTTACTTATACCTGTTGTAGGGTCGCCAATAATGGTTAAATCTGATAACTCCGGCGCAAGTTCTGTCGCTAATTGGTTAATTTTTTTTGATTCCATTAATAAGAATAATTTGAAGGTACTTCACACCTGTTGTTAATAAATGGTACTGTCAATGTCACGTCTAATTTCACACCTGCCAATAAATCGGGGTCGCTTTCAGTATAAAAAGTAATAGGCAAATTTTGGTTCAACGACCAAGTCACATTTGCATAATCTGTCGGGTATCTTAACTGTGCCACAATATCCGCTGCAACCTGTGTCATATCTGATAAAACTTCTGTTTCGTTTGTTTCTTCCATAAGCATACGATCCATAAAATACAAACTAAAAGAATATCCGATTTCCTTCGCCGCAACGTTTGCACCATTCAAAGTGAAAAACATTGCAGGATATGTTACTTCGCCGTTACTTAAACGTTCCCAAACGTCCCCGAAATAAACAAAATTAATTTGTTCGTGGGCGTTGCCTATCGTTGTTAGTTCTTTGACTATTTGGTTTAATGTCATTCTTTTTTTCTTTTGCCAAATAAACTTTAAGCTTATTTTGGTTTTTAATGTTTACTTGTTTACTCATATTTTAGCAACAACCGATATTTCCCTGATAACGTTCTTCAAAAGATTTCCTGTGCTTCCCGTCAAAATCTTCGCCGCAACAACCATTGTCGCCCAGCCACATTGAAACAGTATATCCTTCGTTGTCAGGTTTGATTGAATCAATGCCCGATCCAAAATTTAAATAGTTTGGATATAAAGCATTGTTTTGTTTTAAATATTTAATAAGTCTTTGTTTGTAGAATTCAGCACGTGCGCGGTATCTATTAGCCACGTCAATCATATCCTGCATTGAAGGACTTTCTTGGTTTTCGCCTGTTTTTCTAATTAACCCCTTATTGTAAAACTGATATGATAAACCCTGCGGCAATTCAGACATAACATAATAAATCAAACAATCCACAATGTAATCGTCTAATAATGTCGTCTGTAAAGCCGTGAAACTGTTTGCTTCAACTGCGGTTTGTAATTCGTTATATAATGCCGAACCCAAAGCCGGTAAAATGTACATATCCTGCGCCGTCTTAATTTCAGGTAAAACTAATTTTTCGTCCACGTTTGCGTGTAAGCCGGTTCTGTCCTTAATTGACTGTACTGATATGAATAATGTGTTTTTGCTCATTTTATTTTCTTGTTACAATATTAGAAACCCATTGATGGCGACAACTTGGTTCGTGCTTTGTTGGACTTGAATTTGGCACGGTGTACCAACCGCCGCCACGATCCCAAACAGAATAACCAAGTCTTGCGCTTATTTGTTCAATTTCAGAACGTGAATACATTTTGCCCGCGTCTAATAAAGCCACACAAAACGGACGGCTTGTTTTTTTATCCTTATTTGAAAAACCTTGCTTCCATTCATAAGAATAACGAATCAATAATTCCTTTGTTTGCGGTTGAACCTTAACTAATATTTCGTTTAATGGTTGCGTAAGCGTATGTTCTGTAATTATATTTTCGTCAATTCCTTCGCCTATTGCGTATTCGTTAACTTCAATAAATCCTTTGTCAATTAAGTCGCTAATAACCAAATTTATTGTGTCAACGTTTTGGTCAAGTGTTTCAGCCAATACTTCAGCCGTAATTCTTTTATCCTTTGCAATTAAATCCAATACATTGGCTTGTAATTGGCTAACATCTGCAAACATTTGATATTCAGAATCGTCGTTAAAGCGTGTTTTTTGCTTCCAAACATTAAAACCGTCCTTTGCTTCGCCAAATTCATAAAAGGCGCTGAAATCGTCTTTAAATTGCGCTGACTGTACAACCGGAACTGTGTCTTCCGGCGCTTCGTATTTAGTCATATCAATTCCCGCTTTTTCCAATAACCATTCCTTTGGCGCAATTTCCTTCAATAAGTTTTCAGTAAATTCAAACCCGATCGGTTCAGTTGGAATAATGCTTAATTCAGGTTCAGCAATACCCCTGTATTTAGCTAACATATTAAACACCCCTTCAAGGTGCATTTGCTTACTATTTACGTAAGTATTTTTAAATATTTCGTAACCGTCACGCATTTCAGAACGTGAACCTAATTTTCCCGCTTCTGCAATACCGAATATTGAAGGCGTTGTAATTTGGTGTCCTGAAAATATGTTAGTTTGGATCAAAGAATCCACACGGTTAAAGTCTTCTTTTGTAATATCTGAAGCACCTAAATCGTCAATAATTGGTTTACGTGCGCTATCATTTACGAAAGCTAAAATAAACTTTTTACCGTCTGAACCGCTAAATCTATTTGAAAAACGTTTTTCAATATTTCGTTTTTCTTCGTCTGAAGGTTCGCCGTTAGGTAAAGTGATTAATTTACTTGCGCTGAATCCTGTTTGCGCGTTACCTAATACGTGTTTTGAAATTTCAATATCTGATTCAATATAGTTTAACGCACCAAAATAACCCGGCAAACTATAAATCCCCATATTTGGGCGGTATTCCTTAACGTAAAGAATTTGTTTTCCTTCAGGGTGACTTGGATTGAATGCAGCGTAAACTCTTTGTTTTTCGTTTCTGTCTGACCAATCTTCTTTATACCAAAATTGTGTGTTGTCTTTATTTGTACGAATCTTCGTATAATCTAAATGCCAAACTTCAGCTAATTGACCCGTAACTGACCAAATGATTTCTAAATAATAACCGCCGAATAATTCGGTGTCCAAAGAAACTTTGCGCGTTAAATCGTCCAAAGATTCCATTCGGTTAACTTTCTGAATGAAAGTTTCAGCGCTTTCGCTGCCCTTCCAACCGTTACCGGTTATATAATGCACCTTGCTTTTTACAATGGCGTTATGTTTTGCCGACTTATTAAATAAGTCAACCAAATAAATTGGGTAGTCATTGCGGTCGCCGTACTGAATATATCCTTCGCCTCTTTTTTCCTTAAATTCAGGTTGGCGTGCTTCTGCAAATGTTAATACGCGTAAATCCATTATTGTCTAATTGTGTAAGTGTCTGTTGTTTGATATTCTGTAAATTCAAAAGGCGTTCCGACTAATTCCATTATCCCTGATTCAACCATATTTAAACCGGTTGGGTTGGTATTGGTCGTACTTGTTTGCTCATAAATTTCATAATCATATTGACCGTTTAACGCTGACCCAAAATTAGTATTCGTAACAATGCTAAATTCATTATAACGATCTTTATATTGGCTTATGTCAGTTGCATTTAACTTTACGAACTTTATTTCCGTGTTTGCGCTTCTATTTGTGAAGACAAACAAATAATTTGGGTTCGTTAATAACTGTTTTTCAGTTAAGGTTAAAATAATATTTTGCGTCTGACCTTTGGTTAACCTAATCATATAAGTAAATAGCTAAAAGTGCAATTTGTTGCATATTAGACAAAAAAACCGCCGAACCAATTAAGGAACGGCGGCAAACCTATAAACCTATGAAAAACAAAACCTATCCTGCGGTTTCTAAAGCCGAAGCAACGTTTGAAGCAACACTTGGCGCTAACGCAGGTTCAGAACCCGTGAAAGTTAAAGTGAATCCGCTTCTGTCGCCCTGTGCAGTACCGGTACTTGCTGCGTTTGCAGTCATATCAATACCACGTGTTTTTC